GGCAGCGTTGCGAGCCGTGTTGAGCAGCCAGGTCCAACGGTCACCGGAAAACTGCATGATGGGCATGGGGCCGACGAAGGAAGTGGTATTGGCGCGTTCGTGGGCAAAGGTAGAGACGTAATCGCGGGGACAACCGACATGATGTAGGAGCCAGATGTCGAAGTCGAGGAACACGCGATCGCACCCGGCGTCCCAGGCGGTGTAATCGTTGGCAGTAGTCAGGCCCCGAGACCAATGCTCGGAGTACCACTTCTGCATGTCGTCGAAGCCAGCTCGGGAGTGGAGGTAGGTGGAGGGGAGAGACCAGCTCAAGAGAACACGTTCGGTGTAAAGGGCCCAGACTGAATCGCGCAAAGTTTTAACGAGTGGGAAGGTGGCGACGATTTGACCAGGCTTGGCTGGACCACCAATCTTATCCATTTTCTTGACCACCTGGGACTTAAGGAAGAGGCGGGTGAATGTGGGGTCCCAGTCCGGGGGAGAATTGTCGACGATACGGGTGAGATCACGGATGGTACGACCACCAGCCCAGGAACGAAGGCGCTCCACAAGACAACGGTGGAAGAGGCCCTCATGGATCTGGCTCCGGGAAGAAGGAACATCAAAGAACTTGCCGAGGCCACGGCGCAGAGCGATAGCGGCCTTCATCTCACTGGTTGTGAGAGAAGGACGATCGACTCGGCTCCGAATGCGTTTGGCGAGGGAGATGTTCATGGTGGCGGGGTCTCGACGGGTGTGGCGGAGGGGGAGCAGGGACGCCGTGTTCTCAACTTGCTGCGTGGGGAGACCCGATACGGGATCGAAGACCTCACGGGTGGTGGAGTCGCGGAACAAGGTAAGCAGCCGGGAAAAGTCGGGGGGCGCGAGGTCGATGGGCATGGCGGGCAGGGTGGGGCGGAGGTTGCCGGCGGCAGTGACGATGGTCTCCAGATCGATGGTGTGGAAGGGGGCCAGCAATTCGCGGAAACGAGAAGATCGAGAGGGGGTGTCGGGTTTAGGAGGGGGGGGGGAGGACCAATCAAAGGCGGCGGTGGGGTTGGTGATCTTCTGACGCTCCAGGGAATTGTGGGCGCGAACGGTGTAGGGAGGAGAAGGCCGCTCGTAGACCTCGTCGACGACGCGCTCACGACGAATGAAGTCGGTCCAACCCGCGACGGGAGAAATTGAGGCGACGGCGCCAATGGCAATGGCGGCGGCGGGATTCAAAGTGAGCGCGAGGTGACGGTGGACGTAGTGAGGCACGAGGCCAAGTGGGTCAGCGGCGGCGTC